TTTGTGTTCTCAATACAGCAGATTTTCCGAGCAATTCTTTAAGACGTTTCTTTGCAGCAAGACCAAATTTCTTTTCGACTTTGTCACGAGTACGAGATTCTGGAGTATCGATACCCATCACGCGCACACGTTCCTTTGCCATAATAATCCCAAATCCAAGATCAATATCCACGTCCACAGTATCGCCGTCTATGACTCTTACTATTTTAACTCTATAATCATACATTATTTATTTCTCCGTGCTTCTTCTTCATGTTGACGCTTTTCTTCTTCTAAGTGTTCGTTTAAAAGTCCAGTATATATTTCTAATTCCCAAGGTATCATATTCTCTATCTCAGTTAAACTATATTTAAAAACGTGCATTAAAGTAAAGCTAGTTTTATAATAATTTACTAGGTTATTATGAGATAGAGCTACTAAAAAAAATCATACATTCCTTTTAAAACTAAATTATAATCTTCTTTACATGAATTACATTTTTTAACTTTATCGTATACCACATAAGGCATTTTATCGCTTACAAACTCTGTAATATTTTCAAATTGTTTTGTGTGCAAAGAATCAATAAACGCATCTTGATCTTTCATTGATTCATCAGCAAAAATAATTCTTTCTTGCTCAGTTTTAACTGCATCAATTGACACTTTAATCAAATTAAATGTTTCATCAACACTGTTTTCAGTAGCGCCACTCATGTTTATTAATTCTTCATAAGTAATGAACTTCATTTCAAGCGTTATATCATCTGTCAGTTGAACATTTTTATCAACGGTTGTCGCGTCCATACTCATTTTAGCTTCATTGATATTTACTTTAATATCGTTTTTAGTTTCACAATGAGGACACTTATATTCTAAATCAGTATTCTCGCCTGTTGATTGCGCTCTTAATTTAAGAAAAATATATTCAACATCAAAAGATGTAAGCTTTTTCGCATCAATATCTTCTACGCAAGCTTTAATGAGTTCTAATACTGATCTCATTATCATCTTATCATCTTCTGATTCTTTTGCTTGTAATAGAATCTTTTCTTCTTTTACGAGATAAGGCCTGTAACTATGAGTTTTGCCTGTACTCGGTATTGTCAGTTCATGTAGTGTTACATTATTTAAAATGGGTAGTGCCACTGTATTCTTCCTTTATATAGTCATTGTGTTATATTTATAATAGTTGTCCAACGCGACTTGCCAAAGATCCTAGACCTAATTTGACAAGATCACTCATTGGATTTTGTTTTTGTGCTGTTGATTTCCAAACCGTGTAACTTAAACTTATACTTATTTCAGCGATGCCGTCTTGCTCGTTATTATATTCAATACCCGTTATTGATGTTGGAAATGCATCTTCTAATTCGACTTCGTATGCTACCTGATCTTTGGTAATAAAGTTTAGATCTAGTTCACCTTGTGCAAGATCGAACGGACCAATCTTAGGCAATCGATTTTGTATACTGCTTGGAAGCTTAGGTATTCCTAAACTTGTTTTATAAACCGGCAAACCGATACCCTTTTTAAGAGCTTGTATTTTTACTGGTTTAGCATAATCTCTTTTATATCCTATTTCATACGTGTTTGGATCTATTGCTAAGTCTGACCATCGATCAAAATAATTTTTAATACCATAATCGTTGAGTACCATAAATGTTAAAGTCACCTCGCCAAATATAACGCCATTTACTATTTTTTGACTAACAGGGCCAATCATTCTATCGGCGGTAGCAATTTGTTTACCTGGTACGTTAACAGCTTTGCATATTAAATTATATTCACGTGTGGCTCCACCTGACTTTGCTCCAAGTGCTGGTAATATGACTCTAAATAAATTAGTCATAGCTAGACCGCCGCCTTTACTGATAGCGCCTTTTAATTGATCAACTGAATATGCCATTAGATTTGTTTCCTTGAGTCAGCCCATACTTTTTGTTGACCAGATTTCTTCCAATCAGCTGTAGGTAGAAATGTTGCAATTTCCCATTCACTTGCCGGTACTACAGCAAATCTGGATTTTACTTGTTTAGTTAAATAATGTTTGAAACAAGGTTTGAACCATTTAAATTTAGAGGCGGCTTTAAGTTCATTGTATGCGAATCTCATACGAGTTGTTTCATCATATTTTTTATTAGTTGTTATTTCCATCAAAGAGTCAAGTAATTTAGCTCTTAATACCGGCGGAAGATAATGTAGATTTAAACCATAAAAACCACCAGGAGCTTTGTCGACAACAATAGTTAATGGAAACTTATCGTAATACGGCAATTCATCTTTACCTTTAGGATCATAGAAATACATTAACATTTGACCGTTAAGACTTTTAGATCTGAGTACGAGTTCTTCTTCTTTCATGAGCTGACCACGATTTTTGATTTTACCCATATCAGCAGCTCTTTCACGGAACCATTTTATTGATTCTTTAGTACGTGGTGTAATGCCGGCTTTAAAAGCTTCTTTTGATAAATTCTTAAATATATCAGACAAGTGTATTTCCTATTTAATTATAATTCTATTTATAACACTATTATGTCAAAACTTTACGTTTTTTCTTTTTAATCAAACGCTTCTTAGGAAACGGCTTTAAGCCCTTTGTTGACTTAGGCATAATACCCATGTTCGTCAGTTCACGTTCAGTCCATATCCAAAAGACCCATTTTCTGTCGGCACAAAAGTTCTCGGCGGCCTTCCACTTATTAACATTTTTAATATAAGCAAATGATTCGTTCATGTATCTTTTAGTTTTTCTACCAGGAAAGGCCGGCGTTTTGGTCTGCACATAAGGCTTTATTTCAACCATCGCAACCTTACCCGACTTAAATTTGATCTTTAAGTCAGGATAGTAACGATGATACTTGTTGTCAAGGTCATAGAAGTAAGGTACTACTATCTCTTCGCTTGACCAAGAAACTATTTCATTATTGTTCTCACACCATTTGAAGGCGTATTTTTCCCACATGCTTCGATACACGACCTTTGTGTGATCGCCGTCATATTTGTGTGGATATTTAATTACATACGTACCTGAATAGGCCATTCATTTCCTTATAAATAGTTTATAAATAGATCTATAGAACTATATATTATAATAATAAGGAGCAACATAATGACAATTTTAGCAGAAGTTTTAGATCTTGCAGAAGAAGCTATTTTTGGCGGTAAGCCCGGGGCCCCTATTTTGCGATATCCACTGGATCGTCAAGAAGATTACGGTGCGATTGTTGAATTTATGGTTTATAGAACAGAAACAGATACGGCTGGTGAAGATCCAAAAGTTGTAAGCGCAAAGTCGGTACACGGTGAACATCCAGATATTAAACCTAAAGCGCCAAGAACTCCGGACGAAAGTACTAAAGTAACTTTATATCTGCCTGCAGGTTTGGCATTTAACGACGGCGTAACTTACGATAATGTTAATATTGGAATAATGGGCGTAGGAGCAGAAGCATTAACAGGAATATTAACATCAAAAGATCCGAAAGCGGCCGCTAGGAAAGCGTCTATGGATTTAGGTGCAGGCCTTAAGGGTAGTGGTGGAAAAGAAGCTGCTAAAACTATAACGACTAGTCTTTCTGGAATGTTTGGTACCGACGGTGTCGGAGGCGGTGTACAAGGTACATTAAGAGTAAAAGCAAACCCGCACACGCGTGTGCTATTTGGTTCTGTTCCTATTAGAACATTCGAATTTGGTTTTACGTTTTTGCCTTCTAGCCTTAAAGAAGCAGAAACAATAATTAAAATAATTAAAAGTTTTAGAACAGAATTATATCCTATGGGTATAGCTAAACTCGGAGAAACTTATAGCGGGTATGCCTATCCTGATACGTATGAGGTTAAATTCCTTTATAAAGGTAAAGAAATCACCGATGCTCCAAAGATTTTACCTTGTTATTTACAAGGCGTCAATTCGAATTATAACCCTAGTCAAATGGCATTTTTTAAAGATGGTAAATTTACTGAGATAACGTTATCACTTTCGTTTACAGAAAGTCGTACTCTCTTTAGACAAGACATAATTGAGGGAGGATACTAATATGAGTTCTTATTTTCAGAACTTTGAACAAGTCGATTATAAATTCGGAAATGAAGTATCATTAACAACAATTCAGAATCTGACACAGTCAGTAAGAATTGCTGATATAATTAAAGATGACATTTCATTCTATAATAATTATACAATACTTGATGGTGATCGTCCTGACATATTGTCTCATAAATTTTATGGTAATTCTAAGTATCATTATACGTTTTATCTCATGAATTCTAAATTGTTAGAAAATGGTTGGCCGTTAATGTCTTCTGAAGTAACTGATCTAGTTAAAACAGTTCATCCAAACACTGTTATCGGTACCGGCGAGGAAATGCACGGTAAATTTGAAATAGGTCAAACAGTTACTG